CTGCTACAATGCTTTCTTCTCTTTTTGGAGCGAAGGAAGCATTAATCACCAATGGCATTGAAAGTGAACTTGAAATATTTGATGGTAATTGCCATGTTGATGATGCAAGGAACAGATTAGTTAGGGATTTTCTTGAGTCAGAATGCACTGAATTGGTTTTTGTCGATACTGATGTGAGATTTACCCCTGAAGATATTGTTAAGCTCATTTTACATGACAAAGATGTTGTTGCTGGCATTTACCCATTGAAGCAGGATGATGAAGATTTTCCTGTTAGATTTATTGATGGTGAAATATGGGCGGATAAGAACGGGTTGATTGAGGTTGAGTCCGTCCCTACAGGGTTTTTAAAAATACGTAAGGCTGTTATAGAAAAGCTTTATGAAAATGCTGTCAAGTTTAAGTCGAAACAGGACTATGGCTACAGGATGCTTACCCCTATAATTTTTGAACGCACAGTAATTGAACACAGAAGGCTTGGTGGCGACTATGAATTTTGCAGGAAATGGAAAGAAATAGGTGGCAAAATTTATATCGACCCCGAAATGTCTTTTGGGCATAGCGGTCAAACGGAATGGGCTGGTAGGCTTGGCGATTTTCTAAGGAAGAGGGCTGGCCTTAATACACAATACATAGTGAGCTTGTTAAATAATATTAAAAATAATGACAATGTTGAAGAAAATATTTACAGACTTTGTGAGACATGGGGCAACAAATGGGCTTTAAGTGAAGAACAATTAATAGCATTATATGAAATAATTAAGGATCGGGATGGTGCTGTTTTCGAGAGTGGCAGTGGGTTGTCTACACTTATTTTGGGGGCGCTTGGGAAACAAACCGTTTCTTTTGAAAACGATATTAAATGGTATGATAATATTAAAAAGATATTGGATGCAGCGCAGTTTGATTCTGTAAGATTGGAGTTTAGGGGCATAAAAGACGATTGGTATGATACAAGTGGGTATGTAGATGATTTATTGTTTAGCATGATAGTTTGTGATGGTCCTGCAAGAGAAATAGCCAGCAGAAGCAAAATATCAGATTTTGTTCGTGGCAAGATTACAGAAGACGCAGCTATTTTAATAGATGATTACGGTAGCGGGGTTTTATCAGACAATATTAAAGAACTTGGTTTTAATATTACACCTATGGGTATACAAAAACGATACGCAGTAGGGCAAAGAATTAGATAGGGAGAAAAAATATGGAATATATCCAGCACCCAAGACATGGGATTTTACCAGTTGAATCAATTTCAGAAGTACAAGAAAAAAGAGGTTGGAAAGTAATAGATATTAATAAGTTTATGAAGAACAAGTTTGTACATAGTACCATAAAAAATCTTAAGAACATGATCAGATCAGACCTTATAGAATATGCACGCAGTGAGTCTGTTTTTGTTGAAAAAAACGTATTAAAAGATGATCTTTTAAGGGATTTATTAGAACATGAACGCAACAAGCTTGATAAATAGTGCATTACGTTTAGTAGGGGTTGTGGCACAAGGCGAAACAACACCAACAGCAGATTCTACAATAGGGCTTGAAGCTTTGAATATGATGCTTGGCGCATGGTTTTCCAATGGTGTTTCAGTGCCATATACTGTAACCGAAAGTTTTTCTTTGGTTGCAAGCACAAATTCTTATACCATTGGATCGGGAGCTGATTTTGACACTGTATATCCAGAGGCTATAGACTATGCTCTTATACGATATGATAATGTTGATTACCCTATTGATATAATAAACCAAAAAGAATATTGGGAAAAAATTTCTTATAAAACAGCAGAGGCAATTCCTGAATATTTATTTTATGATGCTTTAGATACAACAGGAAAAATATATCTATATTCAACGCCTGATAAAGCATATACTTTATATTTGATTTCAAGAAAGAACCTTGCAGAGATAACCGATGCTTCTGCTACAATGGCAATACCAAGGGTTTATGAAGAGGCTATAAAGTTTAATCTTGCTGAAAGGATTGCACCTGAATATGGCAGCGAATTATCTAATGATGTAAAATATTTGGCGCAAAGTACATATAAAGCTGCGAAAAGATCAAATTTATTAAAAATGCCAGTAGGAACGATTAACACAAATTCAGTTAAAAACAATTCGAGATCGCATTCAATTTTAACCGGAGAATAACGACTAAATTAATATGAAAATACCATTTCTCGGCGGCGCATACGAAGGACGCTCTAAAAGCATAAACGCCCAGCAAAGTATAAATCTATTTCCTGTATACGACCAGCATGAAGGCAAGGAAGTTATTGCTATGTATGGCACGCCAGGTCTTGAAGAATTTGTTGCTACTGGCGGAACTATTGTAAGAAAATTACATGTAATGGGTGATTATATGTATGCTATAGTTGATGCCACAGTATACGAAATAACAACCGAAGGCGTTTTTACTTCTCTTGGCACTATTACAACATCCACAGGGCATGTTTCCACGGCTGACAATGGCACACAGCTTTTAATTGTTGATGGCACAGCCAATGGCCATATTGTTACAACCGGAGCGTTGGCAGATATAACCGATTCCGATTTTATTGCAGCAACAACTTGTGTTTTTTTCGATAGTTTTTTTATCGTAAGCGAATCAGGGACAGGCAGGATATGGATTTCTGCAAGTTATGATGGTACAAGCTGGGATGCGCTTGATTTTGCAACTGCAGAGTCTGTCCCTGATGAACTTGTTGGCATAGGGACTACACGTCAAAATATATGGTTGTTCGGTGGTGTATCAACAGAGCCGTATTATAATTCAGGCAATCCTGACTTCCCTTTTGAAAGAATTCCTGGTGCGACATTAGATATTGGATGCGCTTCTATAGGTTCCATTGTTGAAATAGATGGCACAGTTTATTGGTTTACACATAAAAAGACAGTAGTAAGGAACAAAGGGTATCAATATGAGGTAATATCACCAGAAGCAATTAACTACCAAATAAGCACATATACAACGACAAATGATGCGACTGCTTTTTCATATACACTTGAAGGCAGAACTTTTTATGTATTAAACTTTCCAACTGAATTAAAAACATGGGTTATGGATACTAACTCAGGCCAATGGCATGAATGGCAGAGTTTGGGGTAAATTATGGGTTCATTATATGATATAGGCGCAAACTACCGTGGAGAATTAGGGCAAGGGGATACGGTTGACGTAACATCATTGACACAGGTAGGCTCAGACACAACATGGTCGGAAATTAATGCTGGCCAAGAATATGTTATGGCCATCAAAACCGATGGTACGCTTTGGGCGACTGGCGAGAATGGTAATGGCCAATTAGGATTAGGAGATACTACAGAAAGAACGTCATTTACTCAAGTTGGTTCGCTTACTACATGGTCTGATGTTTTTTGTGGTGAGACACACACGTTTGCAATAAAAACAGATGGGACATTATGGTCAACAGGAAGAAATTATAATGGCCAACTTGGGCAAGGAACATCTGGCGCTGGGGCTGATTTAACATCTTTTACTCAAGTTGGTGCACTTACTACATGGTCTAAGGCATGCGGAGGCAAAAACCATTCGTTAGCCCTTAAAACAGATGGGACACTTTGGAGCACTGGATATAATGCCTACGGTCAATTGGCTCAAGGCGATACTACACAAAGAACGTTATTTACTCAAATTGGTGCTTTAACCACATGGTCTATAATATCAGCAGGGCAATATCATTCTTATGCGATAAAAACAGATGGGACATTATGGGGGGCAGGAGCTAATTGGTATGGTGAGCTTGGAGTTGGAGATACCAGCCAAAAAAACTCATTTACACAAGAAGATTCCCTAAGTACTTCATGGACTGATGTTTTGGGGACAGATGGGTTTTTTGCTTTAGCGTTACAAACGAAAGCTCTTTATGGGACAGGTAAAAACAATAAATATCAATTATTGGATGGTACAACAACACAGAGGAATTCATTTACAGCATCAACCGTAACAAATGCCTGGAAGATAGCAGCTAATTCTGGCAATTCCGTCTATGACGGATCTTCATACATTATTGTAACCCCGCTTATTCCATCAAGACATAGAGGCAACACAAGTTCCGGCAGTGTATTATTTAATGGCAACCAGTATGTAGGCGATTATAACAACGGCAAAATATATAAACTTGATATGGATACATATACTGATGATGGCAATGCAATTACAAGAACAAGACGCACACAAATTATAAACCAAGAGC